TACTCTTAATTGTGGTAATATAACAAGTGGTACAATTAATTCAGGTGCCATAAATGCGAATGCTAATTTAATAGAAACAACAGGAAATTTACAAAGTAGAGGATTAACAATAAAAAACACATCGAATGCAGACGTTGCAACGATCTCAAATTTAGGGGCTTTATCTTGTACTTCTATAACATCTAATAATAATACAATAAGTGCCGGAAATGGTGCAATATCAACAACTACTTTAAATTCATCTACGGTTGGAGGTGTTTTAGATATTGGAGCAAATCAAACGACGGGAGCCCTATCCATTGGAAATAATGCGGGAAGAACTGGGGCGATCAATATAGGAACACTAGTAACAGGAGCACACGCAATTAACATCGGAAATTCAGCATCAACCCAAACAGTCACAATTAATAGACCATTAACAACCAATACAATTTCAACAAATAATAATACAATATCCGCTGGCACTGGTGCAATATCAACAACTACTTTAAATTCATCTACTATTGGAGGTGTTTTAGATATAGGAGCAAATCAGACAACAGGAGCCCTATCAATAGGTAATAATGCGGGGAGAACTGGGGCGATCAATATCGGAACACTTACAACAGGAGCGCACGCAATTAACATTGGTAATTCATCAAGTACTCAAACAGTAACAATTAATAGACCATTAACAACAAATACAATAGATACAAATAATAATACAATAAGTTCTGGAACTGGTGCAATATCAACAACTACTTTAAATTCATCTACGGTTGGTGGTGTTTTAGATATTGGATCAAATCAAACGACGGGGGCCCTATCAATTGGAAATAATGCGGGAAGAACTGGAGCCGTTAACATCGCGACACTTACAACAGGTACAAATTCAATAAATATTGGAAATTCGGCAAGTACTCAAACTATTAATATTAATAGACCTATACGCCTACCAGGTTTTATTTATTCAGCTGGTAACGAGATCGGATATTCACTAAATAATAGTACAACTTTTTCAACCGCTACAGGTAACCCAACTTTATCAGGTACAGCAATGAAAACAACAATTCCGACAACAAATTTAATATTAAATGCTAATTACTTAATAAAATATTCTTTAACTATTGCTCCTCTAGCTGATTTTAATGTTACAAAGTTTCAATATGGTTTATATACGACTGGTTTTATAACTAGTTGCAGTAATAATATTGCTGTATTATCTGGGACTACAACAATTACTTCAACAAGATTTTCAACAACTGATACTTATGCTTATTCTGGTAGTGGTTTTTTTAGATATGATAACCCAACAACGCCTTATACATTTGCTTATTTAATGACCTATCTAGCAACAGCGCCAGTAATAGTAACAAATATTGATTTAATTAGAATAAGTTAATAAATATAATCTAACTTAAAATTATATGAAACCAATCAAAAATAATAAAGAAGTTCCTAAAAAAGAAAAAATAATTAATTGGTACGAAAAATTAAAAGATCAATTACCAAATCAAACCAAATTAGATAAGAATTTCAATAAACATCATATTCTACCTAATTCAATGATCTTAGCAATCGGGGGAACTGGTACAGGAAAAACGAATGCTCTTATGTCTTTTTTAGCTTATAAAAATGAATCCTTTTATAAAATTATTCTATACACTGGATCAACAGGAGAGGAGCCACTTTATCAATATTTACAAAAGAAGATACCAGAACTTGAAATTTATAATAATATTAAAGATGTTCCATCATTGATGGAATTTGATGACGATGAAAAAGATAAAGAAAAATTGATAATATTTGATGATTTTATCAACTTGAAAGCAAAAGATTTAATTAAGATACAAGAATATCTTACTGCAGGTCGTAAATTTGGTTTTACTGTTTTCTTATTAGCTCAGAATTACGTCAGCGTACCAAAAACAATAACGCGTAATATAAATTATTTTATTATCTTCAAGTTAAATGATACAGTTAGTATAAACAATATTATAAAGAATCATAATTTGGATGACGTAGATCCAAAGACATTTAAAGATTTATATAAGTATTCGACAGCAGAAAGATTAAATTTTTTCTTAATAGATCTAAAGGGACCTAAAGAAAAAAGATTAAGACATAACTTTACTGAGTTTTTATCTGTATAATAGTTGATACAATATAAATTCATTATCGGATGTCGATTTTCCAAATAGATTACAAAAAGTTTTAAACGCAGTTAATTTATCGGATTTATCACTAAGAAACTTAATGAAGGCCACACAATAAAAACCGCAACTAGTAGAATCAATATCTTGTATCTGTTTTTTATTATAATCATATTTGTACAATATATTTTCTATATTCTCAGGCGGTGGAAATCCAAAAGAATCCCAATAGAGAGAAAACGCATCATTAATTTTATAAAGAGAACACCAATGTGTGCCTTTTCCGTCTGAGTTATCTAAATTAATAATATAAAATCCGTCTTTTAAAGGTTTCTTAATCTGATCTTTAGCGAATACACCATTTATATTGATATTATAATTTTTTAGAATTTCCAATAATTCAGTATTTGAAGTAATATTGTTTAACATTTTATTAATATAATATAATGTAATATATTAATAAAAATTTTAATGACCAGCAGGAAACATAGCACCGCCTTTTTTAGGTCTTCCTCTTTTCTTTTTAGCAACAACAGAGACAGCGCCACCATCATAACCAGCAGGAAATAAAGCACCGCCTCCAGTGTCTGGCTTTTTAGGTCTTCCGCGTTTTTTCTTAGCAGGTTCAGGAACAACACCAGAATCAACACCGCAACCAGATCCAGCAATTGTTTTAACTGCTCTATCAATCAAAGCATTACCAATTTTTTTAACTAATTTAGTATCTTTAGCAAATCCGATTATTTTCTTACCAATTTTAGCTTTTTTGATTTTTCCGACAAAGTCCTTTAATCCCTCGCCTTCTTGATCTAATTCCAAATCACGACAAGCTAACATCGTATCAGATTCATTTGATGAATGTTTTCCCTTTAGCTCATCTTGTTGATAAGGATCTAATATAATTGTTAGACCTGATCCGGCTTTAGATTTTCTTTCAAATTTAGTGGCTTGTTCTTTGCTTAAATTCAATGTTTGATCATTACCCTTCTTAATAATTACTTTTTCACCTTTTTTCAATTTTCTCAATTGATTAACACTTAGTTTAGATATTCTAACTGGAGTATACATTTATTATATTACTAATTTAGAAATTATTTTTCTAAATTATATTTAATTATTTTTTAATAAATCAATTGTTTGTTTATAATGTATCTTAGCCTCTGATATTTTGATAGCTCCCAGATATGCCAATTTATAACCTATTTCATACAATTCTTTTACAATATCTTTATTATCATTTCCTGCTTCAAGTTCTCCTTCAACCAGTTCTAAACGGTTTTTCAGTGCTTCAAGTGCTCTTACATTGTTAACATTAAATTTTCTTTTTAATCCTGCTTTATTCATTATTACTGTGTATAATATAGAATCTTTTTCATTTAGATCATCAACTTCTTTTAATGTAATGTCTTCATCTGATACAATCTTTTGAATCAATTGAACAAATTTATCTGAAACCTTTTGATTAGGTAAACCGGGGATATTAATCCCATTTGAATCTTTTATTGATAATATATTTTGATTGACCAATTTGTTTAATAATAATATTAATTTACCGAATTCAACGTGTTTTGGAATTGCTTTAATACTTGCTCCTTTTTGTGCTACAATCTTTTTACGTTTTGATTTTTTAGATTTTCTAAGACCTTCACCGGTCTTACTATCTGATGGTTCATACATTGCATATCTTTTATCCAGTCTTTCTTTTTTTAATTTTGCATTTTCTTTTCTTTCTTCTTTTATTTTCTTTGAAACCTTATCTAGTTCATCTTTAGTATTTTTAGGATTAGCCAATATTTCTTTAATATAAGTTATAAATTTATTTTTTGAAATCACTTCTTTACTATTACCACTATATGCTCTACAGTCATTTATTATAAAATTAGCGCTATCTTTGCCTATTGTCATAGTTAATATATCTCTAGTTTTTGCTTCAAATGTTGTAAGCCTACTACTTTTATCTATAGATCCATAATTTTCACCATCTCCCGAAATTGCTATCTGATTTTTATCATTAATTTTAAAATAAATTATACCATCAATATCAGTATTAATAATTACTATTTCGTTATCATTTATTTTACCGCTTAGAATTCCTTTTGATGATTCTTGATTATCTCCTGGTGGTGGTTCTGATGATGATCCTTGATCATCGTCTGTTCCTGGTGGTGGTTCTGATGATGATTCTTGATTATCTCCTGGTGGTTCTTCTCCTGGTAATAGACCCAAATCGACTAAATTTTCTACTTTTCCTGGCTGTGGAAACTCAATTGAATCTGATGCTTCTTTTCTTGGTGGTGGCTCTGATGCTTCACCAGGTGGAATAATAGGTTTTTCATATTTTGTTAAATCTACTTGATCAAGATAATTTGTAATTAATGATACATATTCATCAACATCTAAATTTTTATTACCTAGACCATATTTATCTTTAAAGAATATTTTGAATCTCGCGAACGTCTTATTGAATAAAAATTTAGAATCATCATCAAATGCTTTAGATATATTTTCAATTTTCCATTCAGATCCGACAATTGGTTTCAGATTTTTCTTAAATTCATTATTATTAAATAAATGAATTATTGTTAGATCTTCTTCAATTAACGCAACATCAGATAATCTTTTAAGATAATCTTGTTCTGATTCGTATTGGCCTCTGGTTAAATCAATTTGTCCTTCATTCAATCTTTTTACAGTTTCCGCATATTCTGCCAATTTCTTATTATTATTTTGTTCAATTGTATACAAATAATTGTCATTAAATAATTTATTTCCTTCATTTTCATCAATTATTCTATTAAAATCATCTATACTAGAATGAATATTTTTAAGTCTAATATTTATAATAGGAATTGCATCTTCAGATTTTTTTCTTCTTTCTATTTCATTATCAATTTTTCTATCTATGTCTTTAACTTCTTCTTTATAACGACTTCTAATAAATCTTCTTTCGGTTAATTCATTAATTTTTTGTTTTGATTCTTCTATAATCCTATATTGGTCTTTTAATCCTCTTTCTTGATCTGGAATTTCTATTTCTACAAGATATTTTATTCTATCTTTAATATCATCTATTGTTATATCTGGTGCATCGTCATCAGCTAAATTTACATCTATTAATTTTTTTTTAATAATATCTACTGTAAATTCTGGTCTTAATTTACCTTCTTCTAATAATTTTTTTCTATCGGTTTCTTCTAGAACTGGTAATGCCTCAGGAATTAGAAATTTAAAAAATTTTGAAGTTCCTTTTTCGTCCGTTCTTTTATAAGCATTTCGAAATTGTTGTTTATAATCTTCAATCATTTGTTTAGTTACAATACTTACAACTTTCTTTTGTGGTTTAAATTTTGCTGGTAGTGATTTTAAGTTCTGTTTTTGGATCTCAATATTCAAAAGTAGTTCCCTGTCAATCTCACTTTTATAAAAATTGTCTGTCATATATATATCCTAGGCTTAGATAAAAAATTAGATAAAAAGTAATAATATTTAATAATAAATAATGTTTAAAAACTGGTGGTTTCTTTATTGTTCTACCAGAGATTATATATAAAAATATATAGAACTTTAAAGATTTTTGTTATAATAAATTATCTAAGATACAATTATATATAAAAATGAATACTGACAATTATGATTTTGAAAAAAGTTCTTTACCCCAGGATTTAGATGGATATACTCCTTTCTTAGATAAACAAGCTAATACTTATATCAATGATCAAAATTCTGGCGTCTACTCAGCATCTCAAAGTTTGGTGCAATTCGATTTGTCATCACTATATAACAGCTCCAAATTTACTAATACGGCGGACGCTTTCATAACAATTCCAATTGTGATGGTTTATGCACTATCAACCGCTACCGCAGGTGATGCACTTCTAAATGTACCTGGTGCAGGTTGGGCCCTTCAGACGCTAAAAAGTGGATATCATCATTTGATTCACCAAGCAGACCTTCAGATAGACGGTAAAACGATTTCTGAAACTCAACCTTTTTTAGGAACGTTTACCCACATCAAACTACTTTCTGAAATGTCTCAAAATGATTTAAAAAGTATTGGTACGGCTATTGGTTTTTCTGATGTTTTAGATACTCCATCAGGTATAGTTTATGGAACTACTACTTCTACCGTCGCTGGTGCATCGGGAAACGGACTTGCTAATAATTTGGTTTTTGGTCATAGTACACAACCACTTTCGACAACTGCAGGACCAGGTGCGCAAAACGTCGCAGTTTGTAATGAAGCTATTAATAAACGCGCTTTAAAAGTTGTAGATACAACAACAAAGACTAATTATAATACTATTTTTAATACTGCTAACGGTATTGTAAATCCTGATCTTCTTGCATCAAATGATTTTAAGTCGACTTTTAGCGTTGATTCAACAGGTAAATATGGTATTGTTAAAGATTTAGCAATTATCAGACTTAAAGATATTTTTGATTGTATGAACAATATAGGTCTTGTTAAAAAATTTTCTGGTGTTTTACGTCTATATATTAATACTGGATCTTTATCCTTAACTTGTGCCGGTGATGCCGCCGTTCCTTCTTACTCTTTTTCTGTGGCAAATTCTAACTTTTCGAACGTTTGCCCGTTCACTATCAATAATCTAGGAGTTAACGCGGCTGCAGGTGGTCTTACTGCTGGAGCTCTTAGAGTCAATGCTGGTTTATTTATTGCTAAAGCGTTGGCAACCAATCTAGGTCCCGTAGGTGTTAATTTAGCTAACTCAGTAGCTTCACATTCTATGCAGGCTTGCAGATTATATTATTCTTCGATCCAATTAGAACCTGAAAAAGCCCTTGCATATTCTAGAGCAAATCAGGCTAAAAATGTTGTATTTAGAAATTATTATTTTAATCAAATTAATAGTGTTGGGGCTACAGCTAATTATTCACAGTTGATACAATCAGGTATTATTAATCCTTATGCTCTTATTGTGGTCCCTTATATTAGTAGTTCAGCCGGATCAACTGTAGGCTATCAATGGCAGTCCCCATTCGACACTGCTCCAGCTACCGGATCACCTTGCATCTTAGAAAATCTTCAAGTTCAACTCGGTGGTCAACAGGTTCTTAACTCTTCTTATAATTATGGCTTTGAGACCTTTCTTACTCAATATGCCAATTCTGAAGCTCTTTCTAGCTCTGATTTTGGCGTAAGTTGTGGAGTTGTATCTAAAGAATGGTGGGAGATGAACCGCGTCTATTATGTTAATCTTTCAAGATCTACTAGAGCTGACCAGATGACACCTAGAAATATTGTTCTATCTTTTAAGAATTCTTCGAGGGTTGCAATCGATGTTAAAGTTTTTACCGTCTATCTAGATCGTATTGTTCTTAATGTTGATACTGGTGCCGTCACTCGTTAAACTTTTATTATATATTGAATATATTATCTCTAATAATATATATAATGTTATCTGAAACTTTTTGGATGTTCTTAATAACGTCATTAATCGGATTAATTCTTAAAATGGTGTCCAGTTGCTATAAGTCTAAATGTAAGAGTTTTGATTGTTTAGGGATTAGCATCATAAGAGATGTAGTTATTGAAGAAAAATTTGATGAAGTAGAATTGAATAAAACAAATAAAGAATTAAATAAAACAAAATCAGACACTATTTAAATATACTTAAAGAAATAAAAAATATCTTAAGTATATATATAGAATGCCAAATTACCAAAATACAATTATTTATAAAATAGTCTGCAATGATGAAAATATTACTGATATTTATGTAGGTTCAACAACTAATTTTAATAAACGAAAAGCAGGTCATAAAACAATATGTATAAATGAAAAATCAAAACATCATAATCTAAAGATATATGAAACAATTAGATTAAATGGTGGTTGGAATAATTGGAAAATGTTAGAAATTGAAAAATATCCCTGCAATACATCAATTGAAGCTCACGACAGAGAAAGATATTATTATGAGATGTTAAATAGTACAATGAATATACAAGTACCAACTAGAACAATTAAACAATATTATGAAACAAATAAAACAAAAATAATTAATCAACAAAAACAATATTATGAAACAAATAAAACAAAAATAATTGAACAAAAAAGACAATATTATGAAACAAATAAAACAAAAATAGATGAACAAAAAAGACAATATTATGAAACAAATAAAACAAAAATATTTGATCAACAAAAACAATATTATGAAACAAATAAAACAAAAATAATTGAACAAAAAAGACAATATTATGAAGCAAATAAGGTGAAAATAAATGAATATAACAGGCAACAATATTATCAAAAGAAAAAGTTAGAAAAATTAAATGAAATTATTTAAATATATTTAAAGAAATAAAAAATATCTTAAGTATATATATAGTAATGGAGATTAGATTATGTAAAATATGTGGTATTGGATCCGATATCAATAAATTTAAAATGAAAAATGATAAAATATGTGCTAAGAAGTGCTTAAAATGTACTTCATCTAAAAACAATGAACGCTTAAAAGAAAATAATTATTATACTAAATATTATATTGAACATAAAGAAACATTTATACAAAGAGAGGCAAGAAAAAATGAAATAATTAAAGAAGCAAATAGACTGAAAAAAATAGAAAAGTTGGCAAAAATTGAAAAAGAAAAATTAGATCAAGAAATTAAACCAAAAATAAGACGTACTAGAAAAATTAAACAACATATTGAACTAGAAGTTGAACAAAAAATTGAACCTACTATTTAAATATATTTTATTAGATATATTTAAATATTAAACGCAAGTATATTATATTATACTTAAAAGAATAAATAATATCTAATATTATAATATAATATATAGTAATGAACAAAACTATAAGAAACCGAAATTTCAAAAAACTAGATCAGTTTAAAAAGAACCCAGATTACGAACGCATCAAGAATGTATATTTAACTAATGAAAAATTTTCAATCGCATCAGCCCGCAAGCTTTTGAATTTGGTCAAATATACTATCAAAGGAGAAATTAAAAAAGCATCAATTAAAAATAAGACTAAACTTGATCAAGAACTTAAAAAATACGAAAAACCTAAAATTAAAGAATATAATATTGAAAATACAAATGATGTAAGATTATTAAATGAATCATTAAAATTTATTGATACCAATAATACAGATAATGAAAAAGGAGATATAATTATTGGAGGTTATAAAAAACTTTCAAAACTTTTAAATCAAATTGATAAAACTAAAGAATATATACAATTAACCGTTTATGGAGAATTAGTTAAATATGATGATGGAGAAGAAAATTTTTTACACGATCTAACATTTACAAAAATATATAAAATATTTAATTTAGAAGAAAAAACCGGAGGCGCCCAAACAAAAAAAGAATATAAGGGAACATTATATTCGCTTCTTGGTGAATTTGGTTATGATTTCTCCGATTGCACAGCAGAATTTTTTATAATTCAAAAAATACATCCACAACAATATAACCACGCCTTTAAAAATGGTCATATTAATTGTTTTTTTAATTCGATTTCCCAACAATTAAATAAAGGACAACGAAAAAATAATAATGAAAAAACAATTAACTCAAGAATAGAAAAAATTAATAAATTAAATAAACAATATTTTGAAAGCGGAGTAACGATTAATGATATTCCACATATTGAAAACATCTTAAATGTTTCAATTGATATATTTAATAAAGCAGATCAACAAATTTATAAAGGTAATACAACAAATAAAGGCCAAAAAATGAAACTTAAAACACCCTATATCAATCATATTTCCGAATATATTGAAGAAAAAAGCGACCTAAAAGAAAAAGAAAAAACGATGATCGATATTGATATTAATGATCATTATAATAAAAATTCATCTAATTATAAATATTATAAGACCAATTCAGATGGTAAAAAATATTTTTATTATGATGAAACAAATATTTATTATGAACCATATAAAATAAATGATATTATTAAGAATAAAGATGATATATACATATATAATGATTTAACATATAATCAAAAAATATTTATTGATGAAAATAATCTAATGGATAATATCATATCATCTTCAAGAGATCCAGAATTATTTGAATTTATAAATAACTCAATTCATCATCTTAATAAATTTACTAATAAAAGTTTATTGATGAACGATGATGAAATTAAATTCTTAGATTGTTCAAAAAAAATAAGAAATAAATTATATACAAATGTTAATGAATTTGTAAAATTACCAGAAATTAAAAAAGTAATATCATTATTAGATAAAGATATTAATATTGATAATAATGATGATGAAATTATTCAATTAGATGTACAACAACAAATTAAAAAAAAAGAAAATAATAAATATGGTCTTAATTTATATACCATTGATAATAATAAATGTTTTATTGGGTTTACTAATGAAAATACACCAGCGGGAAAAATATATAAAAATGTTGGTGTTCCAACTAATAAATTTAATTTCTATAAAACAACAGAAGGAATTAATCAAGAATCATTGAATAATATCTTAAATTCATCTAATATATCATTTATGCATATTAAACCAATTTTTAAAAATGAGACTATAAAAAATATTATTATATCTAAAAAAAATAATAAAGAATTAGATGAATTTATATTCACATCGTTTTTTATTAAATATTTGTTAGATAATGATCTAATTGAAAAAGATTTCAAAATAAAAGCGATCGCAACGGCAACAGGAAAACAAGAACTTATTATTAATGACGATATTATAAACAATAAGTTCTATAATGAAATAATCGGATCTATGAGCAGTAAAATTGATTATAAAACATTTAAGTTTGAAGTCAGATCAGAAATTGAAATCCAAGATATATTATTTTATAAAGATCTTGAAAATAACGAAGATCAAGAAATATTTATAAAAGATAACGAGATTACAATCAGAACAAAAAAAGATGATATCTCTAATAGAGGTCATATTGCCAGTGTAATTTTATCATATGCATTAATTAATATTATTGATGTTTTAAAAGATATTGATTATAATAATTTAGTTCAAGTTACCGCCGACGCGATTACATCATTACAACCAATTAATGCAACAATAAGTACAAAAATAGGTGAATGGAAAGAACAAATAAAAGAATATATAATGACCGATGATTATAATCATTATATTAATATTAAAGATTTAAAGAATGATTATAATAATTGTTTACCATTTACTACACAAAAACAAAACTATAGACAATATAACTTTATTTACGGAGAAGCCGGGACCGGTAAGACATCACAATTTATTAAACCATTTAAAACAGATGAACGTATATATAATTGTTTGTTTTTGGTTCCATCTAATTGTTTATTAAATGAATTAAAAAAAGATAATGATATTAATATAAATACTTATCAAGGTTTTATTATGGCTTTTAAATCTAGTAATGAACAACATATTAAAGATAGAAAAAAGTTTTTAAAATATACTAATATTTTACTCGATGAAACAACAATGAATAATGATCAAGAGATTAAAACAATTTTTGAAATAACAAATCAATATAATTATAATCTTTTTATGATCGGGGATTATAATCTAAAAAATAAAGAATCATTTCAACTTATGCCAGTCGATGGCGAAAGCTGGATTGATTCAGATCTAATAGATAAACTAGATAAGAATAAATGTTTTTATAAACATATGATTCAAAATCATAGACAAAATAATGATAAACAATTTTATAATTTTCTTAATAATATTAGAGGCAAATCAAACGAATACATAAAAAAATTAATATTAAATGATGAAAATATTAAAAAAATAACATACGATGAAACAATTAATGATTATAATATTAATGATAAAATTCTTTCATCTGTTAATAAATTTATTGATGCTATAAATAATGATATCTATAAACTAAAAAATGACGATATAAAAATAATGTACTTGACTACGACTACTAAATACGCAAAAAATGAAACAGCAATAATTAAAGCATCCGAGTACAACATAAAAAAACACAAATTAGGTTATGCACAATCTGCACATACAGCCCAGGGCTTGACATTTACAGATAAGATATATATCAATATTAATAATTTATTTACGGATAATATTTTATACGTGATGTTAACCAGAGCTAAAAGAATGGACCAGATTATTATTATTAAATAAATTTAATCTTTGGCGGGATTTAATAAATTTATTTAATAATAATAAAACCAGATGCTGACCCATCTTGTGAATAAAAAGAGAAATAAATTTAAGGTCTAGATCTTTAATCATTCGATCATATACCAACCATCTATATTTATTCTATGATAACATTCTA